AACTTTTTCAAATAGAGCATCGTCAGCGGTCGTCTTGGTTAGTTTGACTGCCTTCCCGATGATCAATAGACAAATATCTATTAGTTTCTCTCCGAGTTCTGCATCGTCAGGAATTTTCTTGACAGCAGAATCGATTACCTTGTATGCCAGTGGCATTAAAAAATTACCAATCATGATCTTAGTATGTAATTACACAATATATAGGCTATCAATCGTATTTTTTCTTACCGTCCTTCATGTAACCAGAACCCTTCTTGTCATAGAAACGTACGCCTTTGTCTCTGGTAGTTTTATACAATTTTTCTTTTGCTTCTTTTCCTTTTGCCATGACATCCTTTAGTTTTTTTCCTTTTGCCATAGTATGTCTTTTCTGTGCTCTTGAAAGTATTTCGTTCTTCAACTCTGTGGTCTCAAGCATACCATTTTTTCCGACTTTTTTACCTTTGGGAATTGGTTTACACTTTTTATCATCAAAGCAATAATACTGACCGTCGGGACAAGTCTCAATATCTAAGATCATGTTCCTAATCCTCTACCAGATTTCATGTTTTCCTTGCTACCATAACGTGCTCTGGTCTCTACATAACCCTTTGTGTCACTACCATAACCCATTTCCTTAGCATCTTTCTTGAGTTGCTTTTTGTCGTCTGCCATCTTCTTATACTTACCAGTTCCTGCAGTAGACTTAGCACCTCTGACTTTCTTCTGTTGATTGCTACCCTTTCTCATGATAGCACCTTTACCATACTGGGCAATGATTGATTTCTTTACAGCATCAAGTGCAGCATCTCTACTCTCCTCCACTTTCTTTTTCTTTTTCATCTGTTCACGATAGGTATTTGCTGTAAATTTTTTTAATCTTTCTTCTGCTGCTTTCTTCTGTTCTGGTGTCTGCATGTGACTAAGGTCTGCAAACTGAGGACCTCTCATCTCACTAAACTTGACAAGTCTTGATACTGTTGCTTTCTTTTCGGGATCGTAAACTGATACCCTAGGTTCTTTCTTAGTGCCACCCTTGAAGTCTTTATGAGTATTCTTATACTTTTCTTTACTCATGACTTCATACTTAGTCTCTTCACCTACACCTACATTCTTTACTCTCTGTTTTTTTGCTTTAGGGTTAGGTTTAGTTGGTTTGGCAAAGGCAGCCATAGGACCTGATGGTTTACCTGATCCTTTATATAATCCATAAGATGATCCTTCATGAAATTGATTGAAGGTTAGGAAGTTCGTTTCAGAGTTATCGCTTTGAGCATTGCTTTCTGTGCTTTCTTCTGAGACTTCTTCGTTACTGTCATAAATTTTTTGTTCGGTAGATACTGATTTTTCATCGCCAAGTTCATCCTTGCGACGTTTTTTGTCGCATTTCATGCACCCGCAATCTTCGCCATGGTTGAGAGTTTTATCTCCCTCCATGACATCCTCCTTCTTAGGATTTAGTTTAATTTTAGTTTTCTTTTCAGATAGGTGTTTGAAAGATAACATTACTTTTTCATTGCTTCGCGTTTTGCCTTAGTTTTAGCAAGGATTCTATCCTTTGCTTCACTTGCTGCCTTGTTAGGACCATCATATGCCATAGCACCTTTCTGCATTCTTGGTGCCTTTACCTCTCCACCTTTAGAATACCCTTTCATCATGCCATAACCTTCTTCCATCTTAGCATCCCACTGTCTAGAAAGTTCTGCTACTCTCTCTAGTTCTTCTGGTGATAAAACGTTGTCATCAGGATGAATCTCTTGATTCTCTTTCATGTGATCTGCTGCTTTGTATAAAGGTTTACCATCTTTACCCTTCATACCTTTCTTGAAGTTTTGATAGGCAGGTGTGTTACCTTTCTTATCAGCATTCGTTACTGTGTATGCTTCTTCTACTTCTTCCTCTTCAACATCATGCTCGATGACTTTACCATTCTCATCTTTTTGATGATGCTCGTTCTTCATTGCTTTGGCAATTGCCTTACGACGCTTCATAAGATACTTGTCAGATGAATCTTTATCACCGTCATTATCTACATCACCGTCTTCTTTTCCAACGGGATCTAGTTTCTTTGCTTTTTCCTGCACCTCTTGGTATGCAGCACTCATGTCAGGTAAGTTCTTTAAATCCATCTTACTTAGTAACCTTTACTTTTTTATTTATCTTCTTTAGGAACTCGCCAGGCGTCATTCTACGATAATATGCAGCTAATTCGTTGGTTCCTATCTCACCTGCAGGTGTAAACTCGAATCCATAAACAGAATTCTTAGTCTCAACAAGGTCTTTCAACCATGAGCGGAAGATATTATCATGCTCATCAATGTAAATGATGTAATTACTACCACGACTAACAACCTTACCTGCAATACCTGTGTTGATATTTTCAACAAACGTACCTACTTCAAACATTCCAGTATCATAGTATGCTTCCCTTAAACCTTGAGGATCTAACTTAGGAGCGATCTCATAAAGATGATATGATGCTTCAGCGAAGTCATCAAATGATTCCTGCACATTCATTGATTGTCTGAGTGTTAGATACATCGCTTCTTTATCTTTCTTAGACATCGCTTTAGGTATACCTTTATTGAAAGAATCTTGATCACCTTCCATCGCTGCCTTTCTCATCTTAGATGCTGACATACCCTCTACACCTTCAGAGTCAGGGTCTCTACCTCCTGCTGATGTTACTTTAATCTCATCAAATGTATATAAGTCACCGTTATACTTCGTTGCTAATGAATTAAATTCACTAACTCTATCACCACCCACTACAATATTAACTGAACTATACCCATCATTGTCAAGAGCAGTAAGAACATCAAAGATAGTTCTCATGTCCTCATTATCAATGATCGCATTTGCATGGTCTGGATATGCTTGTCTCATAAACCTGATCTTAGTTCCAGAATCAAGAGGATTCTTCTTAGGATCTTCAGTTCTTGAAGGATATATTCTATACTCTCCTCCACCAGACTTTGCTTCTTGTGCTACTTTCTTAAGAAGTTTCTCGTGCCCAATAGTCGGTGGATTAAATCTTCCAAATGTAATAGATATTGCGCCTTGATCGACCTGACCTTCGCCACCTTCCGTTTCTTCTCCTCCATTCTGTTGTGTCCTCGCTGCATCTTGTGCTGTAATTTTTACAAGCTTACCATCCTTAGACATGTGAGTCACATTCCCAGATGGGTCTGCGTATTTACCGTAACCTACATGTTTAAGATTTAATTTTTCCGCTGCTTTAGCAGCAAACGATCTCTGTGCTTCTATTAGAAAAGCATTAAATTTTTTCATTCGTCCAATTTTTACTAAGGTTGAAGTTCGCTTTACTAAAAGTCAATCTATCTACAATTTTGTAGGGAGAATCTGAAACAGTTACAAAACCCTCATGTTCTGAAGGTTGTCCATCTATGTAGCATTTCACAGTTCCATCAACAACGATGTTTTTCAATAAACTCTGCTTCAATTGAAACAACATATGCCACACTTTGAATGTGGTAACATTAACTTCATACTTATATTTATCAGGTAAAGTAGTATACAAAAATTCTGCTGAAGGAATTGGTAAATCACAACGGAAAAACCTGTTGATATGCTTCTGAATATGTGGACGTACCTTCTCGCTAGGCACTTTACATCTAGGCAACCTGCTGAGAAACTTGACCCAGTTGAAGAAAGGAGTCTTAGCAACAGATGCATCTGCTTCTTTCTTACCTATAAAGTAACAATTAGATAATGTAGTAGGTAGATCGTGGCGAATACTGCCAACAGCAGTTGGAGAAACTTCGGTATAAGAAGTATGTGGAGCAAGGATAATATCGCTAAGGATCGGAGAGGATAAACGATACTCCAAACAATTAGGGCGATAAACACTACCCCCTCCGACTCCAATCCAGTCAGCCTGGACAATTCCACTGATACGAGGAAGCTTCCAAAGACATAAGCGCAGAATGTCCGCAAGGTTGCCAGAGTAAAGTTCGTCAATATCTGTTTGATCATAACAGATCTTGATCTTGTGTTTGTTAAAAACGGATTTTGTTCCAACGAAGAATTTGCCATTTGCAGGATTGGTGCCAAAGACGATAGCAGGAGCACCGTCCCACTTGACGCTTAGTTCTGGTTTGTTAAGTGCAAACCAAACTGCATCCAACGTTTCCTTACGACCAGTAAAGATCAGATCCTCAAGGTGTTCAAGGTGTTTGTTAGGCAAGGTGTCCTCTGTCTGTATACTAATATTATAGCACGCTGAGGGTGAAATGCGAGTGATAGTGGACACTTTGTAAACTGGACTAGTATATCTTTAGGAACGGACCGTTAGAATCACCGAATTCTTTTTTTGCACCATAGTATAGTGCTGTGCACCACTGTTGCATTTTCTTCATCTTAGCAATCTGCATCCAAATATGTGCCCATTCCATAGCAATCAACTTAGAAGAGAATCTACCTGCAGAACTTCTATCTGCCTGACGAGTTTCGTATGAAATTGCATAGTCTATAACTGCTTCGATACCTTCAGCGACCTTTTGGTTATTTTCATACACAGCAACTTCACCAAAATCAATCATACGAGATGTAACTAATTTTTTATACAAGTCAATCCAATATTTTTTATCTCTATCTGTCCAACCACCAACTCTAGGAATATGATTATGTTTTGCTGCAGAAGTTGGACGAGTTAATCTTAAATCTCCTAGAAATTTATCTAATGCAACACTAGAAACTTTACCAAGTTTTGCTCCTGCGTCTTTACCTTTGGGAGTGAGATCTGTTTGAACTAAATTTCTTTCCTTAGAATACTGAAAATTTCTTGATTGACCATGTATTTTACCACCTTTCGCTGTAACTATATCAAAACCAAGTTCACCAGTATCAAATAGGTAATTCCTTTTCTTTCCTAAAGTTAACGTACACTTCAAAGATTTAGGAACCATGTTAACCATGGTAGGTTGACCAGTTGTTCTACCTGCATTTGCAAGATCTGCGTTAGCAGTTTTTTTCTTTGCTGCAATTGCTTTAAGTGATACACCAATTAAAATTTTAGAGTTCAATGCTTCACGCATATACGCATTGAGTAGAGTAAGTTTTGCATCTTTACTCATTCCATCAATGTTAGTAATTTCTTTTATAGTTCCTTCTACAACTCTCTTTGCACTCTTCTTAACTAATACAATATCCATAGGATTCCAACGATCCTTTACTGATACACCACACTCTTTCTTAGCAATGTGTTCAATGTAAGGCATGATTCCTTTATCTCTGGAATATTCATACCCTTTATTAGATCCTAAAAACTTTTTTAACGCTGCAGTTTGTTTAAGATATGTTGATCTCCATTCAGGACCGTATCCTTCATAAACTTTTACCATTTCTTTTAAGGATGGTTCTTTGTTTCTTTCGATTACAGACTCGAAAAAAACTCTAGAACCATTCTCTTGTTTAGCAGTTTCTCTAGCGTTTGTCGCCATCTTCTTTTTTATCTTTATCTTTATTTATTTTAAACTCTTTCATATACTCCTCTCTACCATCTTTGGTAAAGACTTTTTTCTCATAGTCAAAGTAAGGATGAGGTTCAGCAGAGACTACTGGATTCTTTGTTTTGTTTTTGATAACAATAAATCTATCGGCAGCAAACGTACCTGCTATTTGAACTTCATACTCATCAGTAGGCAACCAATTATATGTGCCATCTTTCTTTGTATGTGCCATAGCACAATTAATCTCAGCAATTAACTCTGCTGTCAATTGCATAGGTTCTATCTTTCTTTCGGATAGAACCCTTTCTTCGGGATCAAGTTTACCTAACATCAGGATCTATGTGCTTTCTGATGACCTTCAACTATTGCATCAACAATAATTCTTTTTAGTTCTCTTGATTTCTTTTTACCAAGTCCTAAACTTGTATCGATTTTAACTTTAATCCAATAAAGTCCAATAATACAAATCAAAAATGGAATAGCATCTTTCCATTCAATAGTATTGTATGCGTTAGCAAGATCACTAACAACTGCCATGTATTCACCAGGTCCTACCATTAAACATCTCCTTGTTTACGATTTTCAGAATAGTGGGGATCAAACTCTCCACCAGGATATCTGCTCTTCAACTTATCTACATTCATTTCAATGATCTCTTCTGGTGTAGTGTCTAAGAGAATACATGCCTGTATAAAATACCACATAATGTCACCTAGTTCACGTTTCATATGAAATAGATTTTCTTTAGTAACTGGTTTACCTTGAAAGACAATTTTCTTGACAATTTCTGTAAACTCACCTGACTCAGCACATAGTCCAAGTGCAGCAGTTAATGCTCTATGTGTTTTAAAATCTTTAGAGTATAAGTCTCTTAGACGATCTTGGAAATGACCACCATACTTACTCTCTTCAGATGTAACAGCATTTACAAATTCAGTATACTTCTTAAAATCAATCATACTTTAGTTCACTAAAAGTTTTCTTTGATGTAAATCGTTTGACAAGATCAACCTTCTCTTCTTCTTGACCAGAATCAACAAGGTCATCTTGAGCAGACTCCTCTACATCATACAACCTCATCTTCGCTCTGTCAATACCTACACAAAATCTTTTATTCATAGTAGGATCATTATAGCGATTCTTAAGTTGTTTGACCATAATTTGATTCATCCCCTCAAGTTCCTCAGTCGAGATAAGAGCAAACATGAGGTCAGCAGTAGCAGGGAGACCAAAGGATTCACTCGTATCAGTGAGATCAATATCAGTAGACCCAAAACCAGAGCGAGTCGTTTGTGTCGCGGAGACAATCGGGACGTTACATTCCACCGCAAGTCCTCTAAGTTCTTCAGCAATTGCTTTAACATAGGTATAAGAATTAACAATACTTCCTTTGTATCTCTGGGAAGCACAGATGTTTAGATAATCTACAAAGATAATATCAGGTCTAATACTTCTCTTCAATGCAAGATCATTGATAAGAGATTTAAAATGACCTACATGTGCTGACGCTGTAGGATATTCTTTGATAATAAGTTTACCCTGAGTTTTCTTTGCTAGTGTTTTAATCTTCTTCTCAAAGATTGGATGTGGTAGATCAGCGAGTTTTTGAATAGGAACATTTAAAAGGTTTGCATCAATACGTTCTGCAATCTTTTCTTCTGCCATTTCACAAGTAATGTATAAAACATTCTTACCTTGCAATAAAGTTGATGCAGCAAAGTGACACATGACCAAAGATTTACCAACACCTGTTCCTGCAAGAACGATGTTTAGTGATTTATTTACTAAACCACCCTTGGTGATCTTATTGAAAAACTCCAGATCAAAAGGAATCTTGTCTTCCTTTCTATGATAATATTCAAAACGATCAGTAGCGTTCTCAACATAATCATGACCGACATGCTGATCAAACGATACTCCTAATGCTTCCGAAAGAATCTGCGGAATAGCACCCTTATCACGTTTGGTATCTTGACCGTCAGCAATCTTAACAGATTCCATAAGCGATAAGTAGATCGCACGCTCTTGACACCACTTTTCTGTAGAATCCACGAGCCAGTCGTGGTCTTTGGGATCATCGGAAAGGACATTTAAAACCTCAACAATTTCTTTAAATTGTTCTTCTGTAAGATCATTTCTCTCTTGACATTCAATACTAAGTGCGTTCAGAGATGGCAATGCATCATACTGACTAATGTATTCATGTAGTTCAAGAAAGATAATCTTGTAAGAACGTACGGTAAAATAATCTACCTTCAAGAAAGGAAGAACCTTCCTTGCATACTTCTCATTATACAAGAGATTACATAGAATCGTGACTTCGAGATTCATAGGTAGTGTAAATAAGTTCCAACAATGTACTTTTTGTCAGACTCAGGTGGCAATCCTGAGTGACGATACTGCCATGTAGCAGGGAATAATAATATTCTACCACGTTTAGGTGAAACTGCATAGTTCAATCTAGGAAAATTAGTTTGTCCACCATCGTCAACGTCATTCAAATATAAAAACATCACTAGAAATCTACGAGCAGAATTATAGTCTCCTACATCTACATGATCTTTAAATTGATCTAGTCCATCATTATTATATTGTTTAATTCTAAACTCTTCAAAAGAATATTTTGCAGGAAAATCTGGTTCACACTGTAAAGCATTCATATAAACTTTGACAATATCAATAAAGACTGTCTGTATATGTTTCTGAATACTCATCCATGCAGGATCTTTTGCCATAAACCTTTGTGAGATATTCAACTCATTAAAGGTTGGTCTTTGTTCTCTATCTATACGAGTAACATCTCTATATGATTCAGTGAATGTTTGAATTACAGATTTACAAAAATCCTCTTCAAACATATCATCATAGCATTTAATGTAGTCAGTAAGATTAGTGACCATATCGAAACTCCTTCTTTGCTGCCTCGTCTAATGCTTCCATTACTTCATCAGTAAAATACTTTTCGGGATCAGCAAGAATGGATTTAGGATATACAGAAGTTTCACCAACCATAATACGATTACCTTTGCGTGTGAATACTCCATGCTTTTCACCTAATTCTAGTAATCCATAATACCTATCAAGTCCACGATCATAATATAACCGTGTCTCTACAATAGAATTCTCTTTTGTTAGTCGGGATTTTTGGGCTTTACATTTGATAATATTTCCAACAACCTCCGTACCATCTTTTTCCTTCTTCTTTGATAGATATATAATTGTTGATGAAGCGTATTTGAGTCCACTTCCACCTCCCATTTCTTTCGTTGGAATATAACTTCCTATGACATCATATGTATGATTCGTTACGAGCATAGGAACGTTTGCTTTACCTAATTTTAACGTAAGAACACGAAACGCACCTTTAATTAGTTGACTTTTTGTCATATCCCTGACATTCTTATCATTAGCAACGTCTTCAACTTCTTTATTACTAGCAAGCATACCAAGAGAATCTAATACAAACATCATAGGTTTGCGATCAGACTCATTCTGTTCCATATATTTGTCAAGAATCCTGCAGGATTGAGTTCTAAACTCTTCGATAGTAGACACAGGAACGATCATCATTCTATCTGCATCAATACCTCTATCAACAATCATTTGTTTGCTAATAGCAGACTCAGATTCAAAATAAATTACACCTGCATCAGGATCAGAATCTAGAAAGTGTTGCACAATACCAAGGCAAAAGAAAGTTTTACCAGTTGATGATTCACCTGCAATCGCTGTGATTTTATTGCTTGGCACACCGCCATAAATTGATCCAGAAACTAAGGCATTAAAGACATAAGAACCAGTATCAATATAATCTTTTGTATCACCTGCAGAAACTCCGTCTGATACTAGTCCTGCATATTCATTTCCAATTTCTGATACAACTGTCTTCAGAAAACTCACTCGTCAACCTCCGTAATTTTAGTAATAAAGTTCGTACGTTTCATAGCACGTTCAAACCATTTTGCTTCTGACTCATCGTCAAAAACTTGTTCTCTTTTGTCTGGGATACCAAATGCTTTTTGGTATTCAACAACATATTTCATGAAAATAGAAACTCCAATGATGCGATTTTTTCTGGTTGCCAACCAATGACGTCCATAATCACTTTGATGGGTTCTAAGAAACTCTTCTCAAATTGTAGATCATAATCCACCTGTTTGTCAAGTCCAAACTCTTTCGGGAACGTATTAAGATAACTGATAATGTTCTCGTTGATTTTGTTTGGAGTCTTCAAATAGACGAACTTGATCTTCTCTCCATCTTGAATTAAGGGATACTTGTGAGTAAGTTTGTTTTTCTTATTATAAAAGTTATATAACAGTGCCCCTCTCACATGTATAGGTGTCCCTTTGCTATAGATCGTCGTAGGGTTCGACCACTTATTTAGATTGTTACAACCTCTAGGGAAAGAAATATCTTCAATAGGTAAAGAAGAGAAATGGTTCTTGAAGTCAGCAATAAACCCCTGTGCAGACTCTTCATCTTCATTCATGATAACTGTTAGGCAATCACGAATAGATGTTCGACATGCTGCAGGTGTAGAAGATTTAACTGCTTCGATACCCATGATCTTAAGTTTAGGTTTCTCATAGCGAACACCCTCACTATCCCAAACGTTGAGAATATATCTTTTCTTGGCAGTCCAGATACCTTTGTTGGCAATATTCTCACGCTTCATGACCATCTTCTGTTCGTATGCGTTTACATATGTGGCCAACGCTTCATAAGAACTAGTAATATATTTTTCAAGTTCCACCTCACACACCTTATTAAGGAAAGAGACGATGCTCGAATCAGTTGCCTCTCTCCCCTTGTATACAGCCTCGACCAGAGGACCCAAATTGAGGTAGATACTATCAGTATCACTAGCAATAACATAATCTTCTCCTGTAGTTTTGAGTATCTTGTTGAGATACTCGTTCATTTTGTTTTCGATCCAACGGATTGAAACTTGCCCTGACAAAGTAATTGCCTCAGCATTTGCCAGATTGTAGTATCGGAAGTATTGATTTCCGATAGCACCATAGGCAGAGTTAAGTTGAATCTTTCTTGCCATCTGAATGTTGTTGAACTTTGAAATGTCAGCAACTAGTTTGTTAGATGGTGAGTTTTCATGTTGCTGTTTTGCAGCAAGCATTTTCTTTTTGTAGATCGTACGTTCATCGTAGATCTTCTGCATCATCTCTGGCAGGAAACCATGAATATCTTTTCGATACATGGCACCGTTTGCACATACACAATAGTCCTCTTTTATCTCCAACTCCTGATTGAGGATTCTCTCAACGCTTGCACTGGGATGTCTAGTCTCCCTGAGTGTTTCGGGCGAGATATTGTATTGCATAATAAGATGAGGATACAGGCTATTGAGGTCAAAACTGACAACCCAATCATAGCATCCTGGTTTCGGTTCTTTGACATACGCTCCTGCGTATTTTTCATCTTTCTTCGCTCCTTTTCGAGGGGGAACAACAACGTTTCTATCTGTAAGATAGTTATATATCATCGTATCCCACATACGAACCTGACTATACACATCTTCAAAGTTTGCTTTTGCA